CCGCGAACTTATTGATGACGCTTTCTTTTTGGCCCGTGAACCTAGAAAGCATATTCGAACGGGTTTCGTTAAGATTGCGGACAACGTCAGTGGCAATGTCGGCATCGAGCGTCACCCCGAAGTCGGCCAACAATGTCTCAACCGCTTCTTGACGCGCGACTTGCTGTTGACGACGGGGCACCGCCGTTCCGAGCGGAGCGATTTCTCCGAGACTTTGCAGGGTCTGCTCGATTCGGGTCGTGGGCGGCATGACATCGCTCGTCATCACCGGAATATTGGCTTGTTCGCCCGCGGCGATAATATCTTGCGGAAGTGCTTGCGGCCCACCAAATCGACCCGTTGTAGGGGCGGGCGGGCGCGGCGCGCCGGTAAAGGTTCCGGGGCCACCCGGCAGGAAGCGGTTGACCAACGCGCCGCCAGCTAGGCCGGTTACCCCGCCGATTGTGGCGCCGCGCAGACGATTGCCTTCGCCCGCTTCGCCGGCGCCATAAAGCGCGCCGTATGCTGTTTCGCCGATAAGCGGTGCGGCGCCCGCAAGGCGTGTGCCCGCCAAAATGCCTTGCGCGCCTCGAATCGCAGGAATTGCGGCCAACCCGCCGCCCGTAATTTCACCAAGAACGGACGAAACGGGAGCTTCTTGCCGCAGAAACTCTTTAGTTTCTTGAGGAACGACAAAGCCTGCGGTGAGGGCGTTAAGCGCGCCACCGAAATACCCCGCCGCGGCTTCACCCGCAGGAGTGGAAACGATTTGGCCAAGAAGCCCTTCCGCCGCGGAAGGAACACCCGTCGGAGTCACTGAGAACTGGGCCGGAAGATTCTTCGCCCGAAACTCCCGCATTTGATTGATTTCGGCGGGGGTGAACCTGCGCCCGCCCTCAGCCGCAAGCGCGACAATTTCGTCAACGGGCGCGCCGCTGTCCCACGCAGCCTGAATACGGTTACGGATGTCCTTATCTTCTTCGGTCAGGAACGGTTGACCCGGTCGTTTTACGCCCACTGTGCTCGCGGGCGCGCCGCCGCCGACTGTGACTTGCTCCGGTTTAAGTTGCGGCGCAAGAGTAACGCCCTGCTTTTCAGGGTCTCCGCCTGCATCCGTAATCAGGCCGCGGTATGTGTTCGTGAAAGTATTATACGACTGCGCACGGGAGTCATAGATGTCCAACGCGGTACCCGCCATATCGGCGCGCTGTTCGGGGGTGAGACGCTTGCCGCTGGCAAGACGGTTATAGAGATTTCTAATTTTATCGGGAACACCGGCCGCGTTTTGTGCCGAGGCTTGTTCACCTTCACGGACCGTGGAGTTGGGATCGAGTGATCTCATGTACGCGAAAACAAGGCCCATGTCGCCCATAGCCGTTCCTTCGCGCCCCGCCAGCGTTAGGATTTGGCGCGTTGCGTTGGCCACATTACGGAAATCCTTGACTTCCGGGTTGGCGAGGAACTCCTTACGGTACTCACCAATAACTTCTCGCTCGGCGCGAGCGATATCGCGTGCTTCTGCGCGGCCGGCGCGCGCCGCTTCGGCCTCTTGGCGGGCTTCTTGCCGCCCCTCCCGCGCTTGTTCCTCCCCCGCACCGGGTGCGGGGATGAAAACGCCGCCGCCGCTGGGTTGTGCGGTTCTATATTTAGCGAAGGGGTTTTCGGCCATATTACTTTCCAATCACAACGTGCCAATGAGGCCCAGTAGCATATCTTGACGGATTCCGCACTTCATCACGGGCTTCAATTATACGATATCCCGCCGAACGAATCCTATCCACATATTGTTCAAATGTCATGCCGGGAATAGGCGCGACATCAACTGCCCCCGCAGTACGGGTGTGGTATGATTTCGGGTTTTTCTGAGACAGCGGATGTTCCGGACCCCGGTATCCTGAAGTTATTCTGGCGTTGGGGAACAAAGACCCAACTACTTCTCGACCATTAGCGAAACCCGCCGGTAGCGTTTCCGCTACCGCCTCCCAGTACGCGTTGGGCGGCGCCCTGCCCAAATATTTGATCGAATTCCGCAGCCGTGCCTTTGCCCGCTCGAAGATCGGCGATAGCCTTGGCTGGAATGTCTTGAGGTGCAGGAGCGGTTGGGGGCGGCGAAGCGCCATTCACCCCAACAATATCCCCGGCCTGAACGTAGGTCGTCCCTCTTGGCCCGGTAACGGCGATGATCCCGTCAGCAGCCGCAACATTCCGAAGAATCCGCAGCCCCTCCGGGCCTTTAGGATCAATCCCCGCCACAATAAGCTTCTTCTCGGCGGGAGTGAGTTCTGGTCCCTCGCTACGCTTCACCGCGTATTGCTGAAGCGCGGTATCGTTCAAGAACGACACGGCGCGCCGTTCTTGTTCCGGCAACGTGGCCAAGAACTGTTCGCGGAACTGCCGCTGCTGCTGCTGCTGCGTCCGAGCGGTCTGTGCCTGCTCAACCGCCATGCGGTTCTGCAACTCAGCCAGCTTTTGCTGCCGAAGATTGCCGATCACCTGCTCCGGCGTAAGTCCCGCGCGTCGTCCGCTGCGGGTTGCAGAGCGAAGAAGGCCGCTCAAAGCGAGGAGCTTATCGCCGCTCGTAAGCGAACCGCTCAAGTCCCCGCCAAGAAGCCTCGTCATCTCGGCCAGAGTATCCGGCGTCTGCGGCGTATTGGTCTGTTGCCCCATGCCAATGAAGGCCGGAAACATCATGGGGTTTATCCTTGTCGCCATTTCTCTACCCCTTAGAACTTAATGCCGAGGTTCTTGAGTCCGCCCAAGATACCGAGAACATTGCCGGCCGTGCCGAGGAAGCCATCGCCCGGCTGCCTCGAAGTTGTCTGCGCCGAAGTGACGGCCGGCAAGCCCGACAAGCCCGACTGAAAAATACGAAGTTGCTCGACCGGATAACCGCGCTGTTCGAGGAAGTCGCGGTAGGCGAGGTCGAGGTTCTGCTGCGCCATCTGCCGCTGCTGCTGGCCAACACCGCCAAGCATACCCGCGAACGCCTGCTCCTGTGCCAGCGCCTGCGGCGCTAAGGCGGCAAGCTGCCCGGCCGCGCTAAGGCGCATACCCGGCAGAGCCTGCGCCATACCGGCGGCCTGAGTGAAACCCTGCTGATACAGGTTCGCCAGCGTCTCGGCCGTGTTGCGGTCTTCGGCGCTGGCCAACTGTGCTTCGAGCACACCGCGGCGGGTGTTGCCAAAGGCGCGCGACGCGGCAAGTTGCGCGCGGGTGTCGGCCTCGCGGCGAGCGCGGGCGCGCTCAAGACGCTCCATCGTGGTGTCGATCACGTTCTGCTGGAACGGCGACATGAATCCGGCGACGTTCTGCTGGAACTGTTCCGGCCCGAAAGCTGCCGCTTGCTGTGCGGCCTGCGTAGCGGCGCCAAGCTGCTGCGAACCCACGCGGTTGGCCACGGCCTGCTGCGTAATGTCAAAGGCCTGCTGCTCAACCGGACGGAACGCCGCAACGCGCGGCCCGCTATACGGCTGGTAAGGCAGCGAGGCTACCTGCTGGGCGGCCATGACGTTGCGCTGAAGCGCCTCTTGGATAAACGGATCGAGCGTTTGCTGCTGAGTTACCGTTGACGTTTCGCCGCCTTTTGACATGCCTAGAGTTCCTTAACCACCGTAGTGCATAAATATTTGGCGCCACGGCTTTCTAATGCTCGCATCCACCCCTTTCTACCCGAAACAGATAGAGATGCACACCCCGTAGCTTTAGCATAAATTTCCATAGAATCCCACATGTCTAGCAGTTCGTCTAGTTTACCGCCAGCGAGAAAGACGTGGAGCGTCTGTCTTTTTGGATACGTGTGGAACTCCGTAATAATCGCGCTCTCTTTGCCCGGCCAGAACTGGAAGCGCCCCTCTTGCACGCCCTGCCAGATATGTTCGATGTCGTGCGTGTCATCGGCGTATTCGAGGGCGTCCTCGAGCCAAGACTTACACCGTTCGAACTCTTGTTCTAACTCCATCGTCACTGGTGTATCTGCTCCACATACACCTCGCAAGACGGCGAGGCTGGGGCGAAAGCCGTTGCGCTTGTCGGGGACAGCGTCACGTCGGTGCTGCTCGCGGCCCAGTATAGTTCGAGATAATCGCCCGCCGCCAAGGAGAAAGTGTCTTCGCGCGACAAGGTTTGGTACTCAGTGTTGGCGTGCATTGTCCGGACGAACGCGCTGTTGGCGACATCCGCCCCGTTCTTCCGCCACCAGAAGTATACCGTCTTATCGCTGGCAGAACCGGAGATAAACTGGAACTTAGAGTAACACCGATACAGCCCGGCGTAGGTCACGACGATGCGCGACGCCGGAGACCCCAGCGCCACATTCTGTGAGATCACTGTCGAGTCCAACGGGATCGACTGCGCCGTATTCGCGGTGGTGATCGCCAGCGATGTTGTGCGCAGGAACTCGGCTCGGCCGGGGGCCTGAATATACCGCGTCGTCTCGATGTTCGTCAGGATTAGATCGGCCGGATCGTCGATACGCACGTCTTGGCCGCGCTTGTAGTTCTGGCTGTCCGCTTGTTCGATCAGCCGGTTGCGCTGGTTCTCGTGAGACGACAGATAGTCCTGCGGAGGAACGGGGAGTTTCATCGGCGCCCGCCCGGCTGCGCGTTAAGTCGCATCGTCCCGACACGCCAGTCGGTGTTGGGCGAAGCCGTCAAACGCATATTGATCTGGCGCCCGTTGAAGCGCACCGACGTTGGATTCGTCATTGAGTACGGCCCGTAAGACCGCTCTGCGGCGTTCGGGTAGTAGCGCGAGAAGAACGTGGCGGTCACGTCGCCTTGGTTGCGCTCATCCGGAATGAGTTCGTTTACGTAGTAGACGTTATCGCCATTGCCGATCTGCACCGGCCCGCTCTCGACATAGACCGTGCTGCCGTCGTGGTTGACGCCAACTTCGTGGTCGTAGAGAATACCGTCCGTCCCGACGAAGATCGGGTTCGAGAACACGCCGCGGTCCGTCCCGGCCGAGCGCGCCATTGTCCCGACCGACCAGTAGTTGTCGGCGTAGTTCCACATGACGTAGCGGTCGTTCTCCTGCGAACTGGCCGAGGGGTAGAACCACCACACTTCGTTAAACTGCGAGTTGTTGACCGCGCAGACTTTGCTCAACTGAGCGGTATTGATGTCGGAGAACACATAGTCCGACACTTCGCACGCCAGCGGTTTGATGTAACCGTCGTAGGTGAAGAAGCCACGCGTGCTCATCCAGACCGCGAAGTTGTCCTGCACAGCAATCGCGTTCGGCCCCGGAATACCGCAGGCTCGGCCGACATACTCAGACTGGTAGACGAACGGCTGGCCGACATAGGACACGACGTGCGCGTCGATATCGGTGAGAACAAGGATTTGGCCGCGGACGCGCTTGCCGACGATGATCCGCCCGCCGGTTTGCAGTTCGATGCTGCCGGCGAGATTGGATGAGGACGGCGTCCAGACCGTGTTGTTCTCAAGGTCGGACCAGCTAATCAGGCGTGGGTCGCCGCCGGCGCCCAGCGCGAATAGTGCGCGCTCGTTGGACACAAGAATCGCCGTGTTGCCGGTAGGAGCGTTGGCCACGACTGCGGCCTTGTTGGCGGGGTTGAGTTGCCACTCGTAAATCTTACCGTCGAAGTTCGAGCAGCCGACCAGATACTCGCCCCACGTATCCAGCGACCACGTCGTCGCCGGAGTGACGGAGCCAACGTCGGGGCGCGGAACGCCGTAGAAGCCGTAGCTGTAGGTGCCCGTGCCGTAGCCGCCGCCAACGGTCGCGTCGGCGTTGCCGGGGGTAAACCCCGTCGGCGTGATGTCGGTGATGACGGACGACTGAGAGATAGCGTAGAGTTTGGAGTGCGTCCCAACCGCGAGGTGGCGCGTAGCGTTGTTGTCGCGCCACGTCAGGATGGCGCGGGGCTTTCCGGTAAGAGCGGTGGAGGTACGCTGCTGCCACCCACCGACGGGGCGCATCATCCCTTCTACCCAGCGCACAAGGTTGCCGTCGAACCACCGGCCCGCGGCGTCGAGTTCGGTCCCGTTCTTGTACATGCCCGGCGGCAACTTAATCGGAAGAAGGGTCATCGGCGCTACCTAGAAATGTATCCCCGCCTTATAACAGCTTTACTTCTGTTTGACAGCCTCTAGCCAAGCCTCGACTGTCAAGCGATGCTTTACGCTACACTCGGCGTAGCGGATGAGAAGTTCGTTCTCCCACAGTACTCGCTCAGGATCAATCAGCGGGGAAGGAACGTTCGGCAGTTCTCGACACGGCGTCTCAAGGTTCACCGGCGGCGGCGGCATTGGCGAAATCGACACCGCTTTGGAGCAGCCCGACAACGCTATCAGGAGCAGCACAATCAGCAGCAGGTACAGGAATCTCACGGTATATCGTCCGTATTCCTGCGGCACGAGCGGCCCCCACTCCATCGGCATTATCTTTTGCGGCTTCGAAATCTCGTCCTTTTTGGTCCAGCGCATAGCGCATCTCCCGTTCTTTCTTGGCCGCTTTTTCAATAGCCTTAGCGTAGGCGGCGTCACATTGCCAGTCGCGCACCTTGTAGCCCGCACCCGCAGCAAGAACGAGCGCAATCGCGCCGCCGTACAAGAAGATGGGGTTGGGCAAGATCACTTGCTATTCCAGAGATCAAACAGGCTGCGCACCTTTTCCTCGACCACGCCGAGCCGCACTTCCATCTTGGCAAGCACGATCACCAGCGTGACGAAGGCAAGCAGGATAGGCCAGATCGCCCCGATTATGGCGGCGATCTCACTCATCATCCTGCCCTTCCGGCACCATGACACCGATCACCCCGGCGAGACCTGCGAGAATATCCCACGGCCACGGCAGGGCAGAGGCGACAGTAAATGCGCCGACGATGGCAACCCACGAGCTGCGCTCCTTAAGGCGCGCCTTGAGATACTTGAGAGCATTCATGATCCGCTCCGATACAATGCAGCTTCCGCCTCGCGGCGGCGGGTAAGACCGCGCAACACTTTGCCCCCGGCCTTGTTCCACATCAAGAACGCCTTTTCCGCAGCAGGGAAATCCCCGGCGTTATGCTTGCGCAGGACAGTCGAACGGGCGAAGGCAGCGGGGCCGATGTTGTAGGTCAGACAGACCATCGCATCAAACTGTGCTTGGCTGGCGGGGTTGCCGCCGAGACCATCAAGTACAGCCCTCTCGAACTGAACAAGATGCTGCTCGAACCGCGTGTCGCACTGCTCTTTCGTCCAGACCGTGCCTTTGCCGATCTTGCCGCCATTGAACGGGTCGTTGCCGGTGCTGCCCCAGCCAATCGTCCAGACACCTGCCGGGCAAAGATAGGCTTCGACCTTGCCGTCAGGGCGCACCTTGGCGCAGCCCTCGAACTGGTGCATGAGATCAATGCCAGCTTTGCCGGTCTTGCGGGCGGGGTGGGTAACGGGCGGCAAGACGACCTCCGGCTTGACGGGAATGTTGAGAGCCTTGTCCACCTCGGCCATGGGATCAGGCTTGGCAGGCTTGGGCTTGGGGCGAATGTCGATATTGCGCCCCACCTCTAACATCCGACTAAAGAGATGGCGCATCATTTCGTCTTGTCCTCCTTGCCCTCCAGCCGCTTGAAGATCGTGCCGAGCGTGTTGTCCAGCTTGTCGAAGCCTTTCTCCATGTCGGCCTTGAGGGCCTTCATGTCCTCGCGCCAATCGTCCTTGGTCACGTAGGTCTTGGGCATATCACGAACGTCGCTATCAAGACGCTCGATGGCCTTCGTCATAGTGTTCAGCACCCAACCGCCGAAGAAGCCAGCGGCACCGAGAACGATGTTAAAGAGAAGCTGATAATCCATGACGAAGGCTACCCAATTTTAGCAGGAGATGATTACGCCCAAGGCAGGGCGGGGGTCACGACCGGCGGGTTGGCAAGCGCCGCGATCTGGTTCGCCACGTTCTCTTCGTAGCTTGCAACCTGATCTTCGCCCAGAGCATCCTTCACCCAGCCGATCACCTGATCTTCGGTCAGGTCGGCATAGAGCGTGTAGGGCGCTTCGGGATCGAGCGTGAGTCCGGCAGTGCCGTAGACACCTGCGGCATGTTCGCCGTCAGTGCCGTCGCAGCGCCAGTGGACGGTGAAGACAACGTCGGTGTGGCCTTCGTATTCGGGGTAGGCGTCCATCTGAACGACATTCCAAGCGTAGGTAGTAGCCATGATTTAGTTTCCTTCGAGTTGGGCCACGCGGGCGGTCAGTTCCTGAATGGCTTTCACGAGAACGGGGATGAGGGACTGGTAAGCGACATTGAGATGTTCTGGGCCAGCCTGCACAACACCGTCGAGATAGACCTGATCTGCCAGCGCCTCTTGTAGTTCCTGCGCGATGAAGCCGGGCTGGATCGACTGATCCTTGGAATACTCTTCCTTGTAGCGGAAGGTGACGGGCTTCAGCGCGTTGACGAGATCAAGAGCATCGCCCAGCGGAGCAATTTTTTCCTTGAGGTTGCGGTCGGAACCATTGACATACGCGCCCGCGCCCCACACGCCAGTGCCGTTGACTTGCAGGTTATAGGCACCTTGGTCGGTTGTTCCCGCGATATAAACTTCGCCCGCCGGGGTGACACGCATACGTTCGGCAGGCGTATCGCTGTTGGAGGTGAGGAACCGCAGGTCAGCGACATTTCCGGCTGTTGCTTGAACCGACCGGACAGCCGCGTAACGATCCGCCCCCCCGTCATTGACGTAGAAGCGCAGGTCTGCGCCAGTGCCTGCCGAATTGCTTGCTATGTTTGACAGGATCATGGTGGCCGTGACAGCACCACTTGCGTCCGAACGGCTCTCTAGCCGCCCGCCCGGCGCGGTGGTGCCGATCCCGACGTTGCCACCGCTGGTGATGCGCATACGTTCGGAGGTCGAAGTGGCGAAAAGCAGATTGTTGCCGCTGCTCTGGATAAAGCCTTGCGTCGTGGCTTGAGTGTTATTGATGAACTCAAGCGTGGACACGTTGTCCGATGACCTGCCGACAAGGCGAACAGCGCCGGACCCAGAATTAGCCTGCACGGTGAGCGGGTATCCGGGGCTGCTCGTCCCGATCCCGACGTTGCCGCCATTCGGGTTAAGCAACAAATTATAGTTAGTGGCAAGATCGGTGACGTTCGTGGCTTGCAACCACGCCGAGCCAGCAGAGGTCGTTCCGATGTCAAGTGTCGCAACCCCGCTAGAACCGATACGGGCGATGCCGCCCGCGCTTTGCGTAGAACCACTTGTGGCGGGGTTAGCACCACCACCCTTGCCGATGGAAAGCGACAACTGCGGGCTGGTCAGCCCGATCCCGACGTTACCTGCGCCCGTGATGCGCATGCGTTCGGTAGGCGTCCCGTTGTCTACGGTGGAGATAATCGCGCCGTGGCCGACGCCTTGGTCGATATAGCCGATAAAGTCCGCGCCATAGTTGTCGCGCGTTACACGAACCGCAGTAGAGCTAAAGCCAGAAGGTGCCGCAGTATCTCTTACTTGCAGACGCGTTCCCGGCGAAGCCGTCCCGATCCCGACGTTGCCGCTGCTATCGATGCGCATGCGTTCGGTGTTGTTGGTGCCTAAGACCAAAGGCAAGTTCTGGACGGAAATGATGTTCGTGTCGCTCGAAGACGCATAAATATTCGCATAAAGCGTCCCACCCACGGAAAGCCGCAAGTCCGCGGCTCCAGTACCCTTGTTGAGTTGAAGAAGCGAACTGGGGCTGGTCGTCCCGATCCCGACGTTGCCGCTGCTGTCAATGCGCATGGCTTCGGAAGACGAAAGCAGAAAACGGTGGGACAGCGCATCGTAAGCCGCGCCGAGGTAGGCATTTGCCGCAGGGTTGGTCGTAACCCACGTAGCTGTAGTCGTTGTGACTTCGAGGCGGCTGCGCGAACTGGAGCCAGAAACGTCGAGCCGCGCACTCGGCGAACTCGTCCCGATCCCGACGTTGCCGCTGCTGTCAACCCGCAGCCGCTCACTGCCAGCCGTCGAGAAGGCAATCGCGTCGGAGGAGGGCGACCACATGCCGGTGTTGGTGTTGGTGGTGAAGCCATAGGCCACCGCGCCCACAGTCCCCTTGCCCGTGGCGATGCTGGTCGCGGAGGCAACACCGAGGGTCGGTGTGACGAGGGTGGGGGAGTTGCTCAGCACCACGGAGCCGGTGCCGGTCGAGGTGGTCACGCCCGTACCGCCACGCGCCACAGGCAAGGTCCCGGTCGTGCCTGCGTCAATCGGCAGACCCGTCGCGTTTGTCAGCGTAGCAGAGGACGGCGTACCGAGGGCCGGCGTCACAAGAGTCGGCGAGGTGGACAGCACGACGTTGCCCGTTCCGGTCGAAGTGGTGACGCCCGTACCGCCATTAGCAACAGGCAGAGTCCCGGTGACGCCCGTGGTCAAAGGCAAGCCGGTCGCATTGGTAAGGGTCACGGCAGACGGCGTGCCAAGGTTCGGCGTCGTCAGGGTCGGCGAAGTCGCAAGGACGACATTGCCCGTTCCGGTCTTGCTGGTGCCATTCACGGTTCCGCTGATAGTCAGCGTCTTGCCGCTGCCCACATTGAGGCCGACGCTCGTCCCGGTTCCGTCGCCCTTAAAGATCGCATCGACAAGGTCGAGGTCCGTGTTGAGCTTCGTACCCCAAGTATCGGCGCTGGCACCGACTTCAGGCTTCGTAAGACCGAGGTTCGTCGTAGTAGTATCAGCCATGTTTTACCTCATGCGGCCAGAGAGTCCGGGAATACCCTAGGCGTCCAAGTCTCGTTTGTATCAGAAATTTTAGTCCAAGTCTCGCCCGTTACAGGATTCGGCGTCCATGTTTCGGGCGTAATTGAATTAGCGGTCCACGTTATAGCAGTGCCGGACTGCGGCGTCCACGTCTCTGGTGTTACGGGAACAGGTTCCCATTTCTCTACCGCAACAATAGTTACACTTGATACTGCCGTAGTGGCGGCGCCTGTTGACTGCACACGATTGGCGGTCGGCGTAACGCTACTCTGGGCGGTGATCTCAACCGCAGCGAGGATAGTAATCTGCGCTTCAACACTGACCGTCGCAGCGGCGCTAGATGCGGCTTCAGCTTCACGAACACGCGTGGCGCTGACCGACCCGGTCGCGGAAGCCGAAGAGGCAATGGCCGCTTCGCGGACGCGCGTAGCAGACGCAGTTACGGTCGCAGCGGCCGAAGACGCAATCTCGGCGGTGCGTACACGCGTAGCCGAGGGCGACACAGTTGCGGCCGCGCTAACCGCGACAACGGCGTCCTTAACGATAAGTCCGGCTGCGGTAACGGACGACGTGGCGGTTACGGTAACTTGACCCTCTAAGGGGTCAATACCGTAACTACCTATGCCGTATAAGCCGCTACCATAGCCGGACATCTATCAGTCCAGATTGATGTCGAAGTCGCCCGCAGGGATGCGGAACACATCGCCGTTGTCGATGGTCTTCGAAGTCGTCAGCGCGCCGTAGGCCAGAAGGTTGCCGCCCGACACCGCGTCATAGATCGCGGCGTAAGTGATCGTACCCCACGAAGCCGTCGCAGTCGGGAACTCGACCGCCGCTGTGTTCGAGGCTTGGCTGCCCGTCACGGTGAACGCGATAGTCTGCCGGGCGTAGGAACCACCCGACACTTCCGTCCCGGAACCCGTTTCGCCGGGGTTGCTGGTGAACAGCCCGACATAAAGGGTGGCCGGCGCAGTGTAGGGGGTGGCGCCGAAGACGTGGCCGAGAACCTTGTTCTCAAGAAAGTTGGAGAATGACACGGCGCTGTTCCTTAACCAAACGTGCGGATACGGGCTTTAAGTTTTGACGAGCCGATGCGGGCGCGTTCGTCGGCCAGCATCATATCATCGACGAACCTCTGATACAGCCCCGCCCAAGTGCCGACACGCTCGTCTTCCTTCAGATAGGGCGAAGACTGCACAAGCGCCCCATACAGATAGATGTCCGGACTTTCCGTCAGCAGCCAGTTCGTGGTGTTGCTATCCGACAGGGCAGGGATTTTCGCGTAGTACAGAAGCTCCGCGCTGTAGCTTGTGTTCGGCGGGGGGATGACTTGGAACTGCTGCCCGACCATCGTGAACATCAGCGGCTGATTGGCGACACTGTACTTAAGGCGCTCTTCCGCGGCTTGTTCCGGCGTCACGTAGAGCAACGGCGTAATCGGGTCGGTGTTCAACTGGAAACGAATGTTTTCCAGCCAATCCGCCGGCACCGCGAAATACGGGGTATCGACAGTCGCATCGGACCGCGTCACCATCTTGCGGTGACGGATCGTGCGATTGAACTGGGCCTCGGCCAGTGAGATAAAATTGGGGATGACCGCGTCGAGGTCGTCTCGGTTGAGCCAATCCCCGATGGCAGACTTAAGTTCTGCGTAGGTCGTAATAGCCATCAGACGCTCCCCGGACGAACTCGCCACATTGCATTGTTAGGATCGTTCAACCACTTAACTAGTTCCTGCTGGTCGTCGAGGATGCCCTTTGCCTTGAGTTCCATGTAGACCGTCATAGGGATGCGGCCGACGTGGGTGAATTCGCCCCAGCGTTTCGGTGCGCTGTCAAACGCCGCCCGGTTGGACTCGACGATGCCGGTAACGTCCTGCTCCTTGACAATCGTCGCATTGTCGTCGGTGCCGTCGTAATCAAGGTAAGTCTTGATGCCGGTTTCTTTGTCGTCGGAAATAAGGCGCTTGGCCATAAATTACTCCTCTTGGTTAGGGGGCGAGCCTAGACCCGCCCCCACCCCCAAGTCAATTACGACGTGGTGAGGTCGGCCACGATGCCGTGAGCGGCTTCGTTGTTGACCTTCAGGCCGTATTCAACCAGCATCAGGCGCTTCTCGGCGTCGCCGGTCTTCGCCAGTTCCATCTGCTGGATCGGACGGAGGACGGCCATCGACGCGTACTGCGGGTCCACGACGAAGGCGTCGCGGGCGCGCTGGAAGCGGTTCGGCACGATGTTGACGGTGCCGAAGTCCGACACGTACACGTCCGCGGCGCCGACGATCTGGGCCTGCTGGCCAGCCGGAACGTCACGGAAGCGGGTGGCGATGCCGTTGAAGCCCGAAGCAGCCTGCTTGTTGAACGAACCGACCATCAGCATCGTCGGCGTGCCGCCCGATTCCCAGACCTTGGCGATCACGCCCTTGAGCAGGGCTTCGGTGAACGCACGCTGCGTACCATCGGTACGGGCAGCGATACCAGCGGTATCAGCACCGCCGGTGCCGAAGCTGGTGTTGGTCTTGATGAACGCCGGAAGACCAGCGGTACGACGGGCGGTGGTGGTGTTACCAGCAACCGGCGACTGGTTGGCGAGCAGGGCGCTCTCCATGTCGCGCTTCAGTTCCGAACCCAGCTTGGCAAGCTGATAGGTCAGTTCCGAACGACGGCCAGCCTTGTCGAGAGCTTCGAGCGTACCCGAAATCACGACGTTCTTGGTGCTGATCTGGGTGTAGTTACCGATACGCGAGGTCGGGTTCACCGCGGTGAACGAGCTGATGTCGTCACCTTCCAGCGCAGCGTTCGAAGCCGAAGCAGCGGCGAGGCTGTCGGTCTGCCATTCGAAGTAGGTGTTCTTGACGTTCTCGCGGCCGATGTTCGAGATGAACGGGGTTTCTTCCGGCGAGATGTTGTAGATGACGTTCGAGAGGTCTTCACGAATACCAATCGCCGAATAGCGAGTGAAGGTGTTTGCTACAATTGCCATGACTTAAATCCTTAAATGAGTTTATCCAAGAGTGCAGCCGCATCAGCGATGCGACCAGTTTGTGCGAGACGCTTGGACGCTCTCTTTACATCAATAGAACCGGGCTTTGCAGAAGTGTTACCGGAACCGGGGCGAACAACACGGGCCTTTTGCTTGACCGGCTGCTTTGCCTTTTCCATGTTCCGCGCACCCTTATCGTACAGCATAGCTTTACGGACGAGAGCGATATGTGCGGCCTGAGTGAGAGAGTTAATGTCCTGCTCAGTCAGTCCGTTCGATGTCGCCCATTCCCGCAGTTCCTGAGCTTCCTTCATCATCGTCGCCTGATCTTTCCACTCAGGAATGACTTCAGGTAGACGAGCGCGTTCAGCTTCAACAACCGCCTGCATGTGCATTGTACGCTGCTTGGCTTCTTCCTCGGCGAGTCGCTTCTGCTCGGCCTGAATGGCGACGAGCCGCTGCGTTTGCTCTTCCTTGGTCCGACGCCAATGCCGTTCTAGTTTCGCAGCCTCAATGGGGTCTTCATCATAAAGAGTATCCCAGTCAGGCTCCGCCGCGTTCTGCTGCTGAATCTGCTGCTGCAAGATCGGCAACATCTGCGCGTATTGAGCGCGTTCCGCACGAATGGCTTCTGCTTCGGCCTCGAACGCTTTGCGTTGTTCGGCAAGAGCAGTAGCTTTCCGCGTGTAATCCGCAGTCCGAGAATAGCCGTTCCGAAGTTCTGCGAGGGTGACTTCCATCTCTTGACCGTCAACTTTAACCTTGACGGTAAGATCATCAGTAAGTTCCTGCGTCGCTTCTTCTTCTGTATCATCTTCTTCCGGATCGGAGTCTTCGTCGGCCTCGGTTTCTTCGTACTCTTCGTACTCTTCAACTTCTTCCGATTCATACTCCTGACCAGTTTCCTGATCTAGCGCCTCAGTCTCTTCTTGGTTGTCCTCTTCAGGGCCAAGCAATTTGCTGATGGCAAGAGTTGCTTCGTGAAGGCCGATCCCGCTTGCGGGGTTGCCGTCTTCATTCGCCATATATCACCTTTTCGTGTTGCAGTTCAACTCCTCGCCGCAATAGTTCCGTCGTCGAGGATTGCCCGGAGTCGGGCTTTCAAACGCTCAAGGCACTTAAGCGTAAGAAACAGATCGCCGCGTAGCTCATAATCATTTACGTCTGACGCGCGCCATTCTTCGAAGATGTCCTTCTCTACGAAAGCAAACGCTTCGACAAGAACTTCGTCTTCGAGAAGACGCTTGGCGTGGTTCGCCTTGGCGATGATTTGTTCTTTCGTCATACAATCCCAAAACCCGGATTAGCTCGCGGAGGCAGGATGCCCATACCCGGCGCGGTCGGGGTCGGCGCGGGGGCGCCCCCAAAGAAGTTGAACTCAGGGCCGAAACCGTAGGTTTCGTAGTCCCCGCCGAACGGCGTGAACGGGCCGCGGGTGAAAGTCGGCATCGGGCCAAGCTGCGAGGCGTAGGGCGTCATCCGCCCCGCGCCGCCGCCACCAAACGCGCTGCCGAGAAGATCGAGTCCAGTCGAGGCGAGACCGTAATACTTGATGATCTCGTCAAGCAGGCTATTCTTTTCCGCCGGATTGGGGACATCGACCGGCGTTTTCGTCATATCAGGCAGTGTCGAGCCAAGCGGCCCCGGATTGAAGCCAACGGGAAGCGGCGGGATTCCACCATCAAACGACGTGGGCTGTTTTGTATCCCTAACGATAATCTCGTTTTCAGGAACGCGCTGGGTTCCGGTAAGTACGGAACCGGCGCCCGCAGCGCCAATAATCCCCGAGGCGGGAAGCGCGGCGTCAACGGCGCCAGTCACGGGGATGCGCGATCCCGACACGACGATGTTGCCAGAAGGGTCAACCTGCACGGCTGGGCTAGTCGGCTGCTCGAACACGCGATCAGCGAAATCCGCGCCCTTGCCGGGTGCCATGCCGGCGAGGTTGCTAAGGGCGCCGCCCGCCGCGCTTCCGACAAATGCCGGAACAGCGGCTGTGGTGCCTTGGACAATTATCTCGCCCAACAATGGGGATATTTTCGACGCTGCTGCGGAACTCGCGGCACTGCCTGCTCCGGAACCCGCAGCAGTGCCCATACCGGGCGCGGCGCCAATCGCCGCTGCTGTGCCCGCAGTGATGCCCGCGCGAAGAAGTGTGTCCCCTAGCGAGCGGCCTTGCGCAACACTTGAAACACCCGAACCCGCCGCAGCGCCAAGCGGCCCCGCGAGGGCACCACCGATTGCCGGAAGAACAAAGTCTGCGGCGACACCAAGCGCGCTGGCCGGGGGAGTATCTTTGGCGACGCTAAACTCGCGTCCGCTGGTAGGATCGACCCCGACAACGGACCAATTGGCTTTCTTACCCATGTCGGCAGAACGGTCGTTGGCGGCCTGCCATACTTGCTCAAGGCCCGCTTGGCCGGTGCCAGACGTTATGACTTTTCCGGTCTTGTTGTCGATAAGCGCGTATGTTGCGCCCGGAATGGGTATAGCAAAACCGCCCATCGCGCCGCGACCAGTGTTAAAGACCAGCGCGCCACCTGCGGTGTACTCCGGTTTGGCTCCGGCGACCGGCATGTTGACTTCTTGCACTCGGCCCGACTGCGATAGCGGTGCGGCGTTGGACTCATACGCTTCGGGGTCGAACGGATTCAGGTAATCTCCCTCTGGCGCGGACGCGGCCTGATCTAGTAATGCCGGCGCGAAGCCCGGTGCGTCCGAGCTTGGCGCAGACATCATCGGCGGCGCGCTGGGCGACGGCATGATCGACGGAGGCACAGCCGGCAATACGCCCGGAACCATAGCCTCGATCTGCTGAACACGCGCAAGAAACTCTTCTTGCGGGGTCATAGCCACAGGGGCTGGGCCTTCAGCGGGTTCCGGCATGAAGCCCGGCATGACCGTCGTATAGGCCGGGCCTCCGCC